TTGATTGACGATCGGAAACACCCAGATCTGAGAAACTGGAGACGTCTTGTTGTCTCCGTCAGTGACGTGAGGATTGATGCCAGGTTTAAAGTGAAGCTTGAGAGTAGCTTCGACGAACTTGTCGACGTCATCTTGATGAACGATGTGTTTCTGAGGAGAACCGTCTTTGAACCACAGTTCGACTATGCGAAGCTCGGAGATCTTCGGGTCTTTCCGATTTCGATCGTCGAAGTCTTGGATGCACACGACGTCTTCGTCAGAGTAACGTTCGACTGGGACATCTTTTCCGTCGAGTCCAGGACTGATTTCAACGATTACAGAATAATTAGTTCCGGACGTGTAGTGGTACCCGTAGAACTCGTATCCTTTCTTCTCTTCTCGAGAATCGCAGAGAAGGCGATACTTCTTGATTTCTGCCATTTGATTTCTCCGTGAAAAAGGAGGAGTCTTGATTGACTCCTCCGGTTTGTTGTTACTTGCTGAGGAAGCGTTCGAGTTTTTCGATTGTCATCCGAGAGAAGATGTGGGTTTCGCGGATTGCTTTGACAAGGTCTTCTTTCTGATCTTCGGAGATGGAGAAGATCCAGAAGTCGTTCTCTGGAGTAGCGTGTCCGACACCGATTTTGTAGGATGTGAAGATCGAGAGCTGATCTTCAGAACCAAATCTCTCAGAAATCTTCGAGAACTTGTAGGCGATGAAGGTCTTCTCTTCGGTCGATTTTGCAGGAAGTTCTTCTGTCTTCTTTTCGGAAGCGAGGAGTTCCATCACAGTATCGAAACCGAGTTGAGTGAAGTTCGCGTAATCACCTTCGGAGTCTTTGAAGACTGAGAGAAGTTCTTTCTTCACGAGAGAAGAGAGAACTCCTTTTTTGGAAGCGATTGAAAGATCGAAGACATTTCTCTCATCGAGCCATACGTAGGTATGGAGTTCCGAAGGAGTGGTAGCATTCTTCGGATTTCCGTTTGTTACATTCATCTGGCAGTTTGCGAAGGAGAGAAGAAGTTCAGTTTCGTTTTTGGTAAGTTTGATCATTTGAAGTCTCCGTGGTTTGGTTTGGTTCAGTTTTTGTTTATGAAACTAAAGTATTCCAAACCAGAGGAAACGTAAACAAGAAAGTGCAGGAAACTCGAAAAAAGTTTCGGAACTAGTCCTGGAACTCCACGCTGTTCATTTCGTCAATGAATTCCTGTGCAGGCATGCCATCGGACTGGCCACACAGACCGAAGACGTTGTCCAGGATTGAGTCCAGATCGTGATCAGCTGGATCGAAACCCCATTCAGCTTTACAGAACTTCACCAGTGCTCGTTCAGCCTTATGGACTCTGTTGTTTGCTTCGGCTGATGCGTCGATCAGCTTCTGCAGTTGACTCGTCTTCTTGTTGTTGAATTTCGGTTTATCGGACATACTTGTTCCTTATGAGAAAGTCGACGAGTTCGGAGTGGCTGCCTTCACGATACTTTCCGTGGATCGGCCAGATGTAGTAGACTGTCTTTCCTTCTTTGCAGAGTTCTCCAATGAGAGGTTCTGCTTTCCGTTCGAGGATTTCGAGCTTTCTGAGATATCGATCTTCATTTGACATTCGACGGTTCTGTCGATTTTCAATCTGTTGTTCGGTATTCATCTCAGTCTCCGTAGTTTGATTGTGATTCTAAAGTATCATCAAACTACAGAAACGTAAACAAGAAAGTTCACTTGACGTGATTGATCCTATGCAGTTGCTCGTACGTCCTGCAGTGTCCGAAGTCTTCTCGTTCGTCGACTCCGATCTTCACGATCACCTTGTCCTCATCTTCGAGATAGAACTTGTTCATGACCTCGACGATGCCGACGTACGTGCTTGCGAATTCGAATAGCTCTGTACGTGCTTCATTCGTAATCGCGAAGATCGTGCAGTGGATACGCGGTTGGACCTGGATACTCATTTCTTTCCTTTCTTAGCTTCGACGTATCTCTCGACGAAGTGTTCAAGACGACCTTCTTCTTGAAGCCTCCGGAGAATGTTCACAGCATCTTTTCGAGACACTTCGAAGATGTCGATCGTGCGAGCAACGACTTCTTTCTCGAACTCGTCAACTGGTCGGATCCACTTCGAAAAACGATTTCGCTTCGGATCGATCAGAGCATGCATCGAGTGATAGACGTAGCTCGGAGGCATTCCAGAATGAGCATTGATCTCGTCTGCAAGCATGACTGTATCTTCGAAGTTTGCAAACGAACGAAGGAAGACGAATGAGCTGAATCCTTTCGGATCCAGCTTCTCGTTGAGTATTTCGTTCTCGATGGACGAGCTTGCGCTCTTCACGAAATCGAACGGCGATGCACCAGCCATGTTACTACTCCTTGATGAAGTCGCATTCAGACATGATCTTCGTCAGAGTCGAGATCACTGACAGCTGACGATCCGGAACTCGAGTGAGTCGATCTTGAAGATCGTCAAGATGAACTGCGAAGAATGGAAGAGTCTTCGTCTCGACCTTCTTGTCTCCGAGCCACCAGAGTTCATTGACGAACTGGACTGGGTCAGTGACGTTCTCGAGTACGAACTTCACCATGTCCTTGAACTTCTTGTTTCGAAGAGCTTCGAACAGAGAGTCGATCGACTGAGTCTTCACCTTCTCAGCGACTGATGCATCGATCTTTCCTTTCGAACCGAAGGTCTGAAGAGAATTGATGACAGATCGCATGTCAGGAAACTTCGCTTTAATGATAGCGATGATTGCTTCCTTGTCGAACTCGACGTTCTCGTTCTTGAGGATAGCTACCGAACGGATAGCCATCTTCTGCATGATGTCCTTCTTGCTCTTCTCAGCATCGAACATGATCAGTTCACAACGCGAACGAAGTGCATCACCGATCTTGTCTGGAAAGTTCGCAGTGAGAAGGAACGTGACATTCGAAGAGAACGTCTCCATCACAGCTCGAAGTGCAAGCTGAGCATCATTCGTCAGCTGATCAGCTTCGTCGAACAGAACGATCTTTCGACCACCTTCGAGAGAGTACGAAGAGCAATACTCAGTGATCTTGCTCCTGATGACGTCGATGCCTCGTTCAGAGGAACCGTTGAGGAACAGATAATCAGCACCGAGTTCGTTGATGATCACCTTTGCGAGAGTCGTCTTGCCTGTGCCTGGACGACCTGCGAAGATCGTATGGAGAAGATCTTTCTTCAGAAGACCTTCGATGTCTTTTCGAAGATCGTCTGGAAGGATCACGTCTGAGAGTTTCTGTGGACGGTACTTCTGTGCCCACATGAACTCGTTCTGGATCGTGCTGATGTCCAAGTTGTTTTACTCCACAGTGCTGAATTTGGAGGATGGGAAGACGTAGCTGACGAATGCTTCTGCAGGAGCAAGGAAGCGAACGTAGTTCTTCGTGATGCCGACCTTGTAGGATCCAGCAGCAATCTTCGAGAATAGACCTGCAGGAATGCCGACTCGGAACTTCATATCAGACTTGAAGCCAGTCTTCACGGAGAACTGGTTCGTCGTCTTCTCGATACGACCGTCAGTCGAGCAGTTGGCAGCTCGTACCACGAATTGTTCGTCGACTGTTTCGAAGAGGAGAGTCGAAGCATTGTTCTGAGCGATGCCAGACTTCAGCTTCGAGATGAAGTTGTCAGAGAGATCGAACTCGATCGGAATTTCGTTTGTGAAGTACACTTCCGTCTTCTCAGGCTTCGGAACTAAGAGGATCGAAGGATCGGAGAGGTTGAAGTTCTGGTTGAACACGCCGTCTGACGACTTGATTTCGACACGATCCTTGAAGATCTCGAGATCGAATTCTGCGTCTTTGAACAGATCGAGACATGCGACGAAGTTCGTGATGTTGTAAATCGCGAGACTGTCATCGAAGCTCTGAACGTTACGAGCGAGTGCCACGATCTGCTTCGTGTCAGAAGAGACGATCAGAGTCTGCGGATCAGATGGCTGAATGTGGATCGACGTAGCGAGACCGCCGAAGTGCTTCAGGATCGAGATGGTTGTCTTATCGAGTTTCAAAGTAGTCTCCATGTTGATGATAGTTGTTTGTATGATATCGACGTCTCAAAGTGAAACGTGAAATGTCAAACGTTAGATTTCTTTGACAGTAACCTCGTTACGAACTCGTCCTCTGAAGAAATCGTTATTAGTTGCCAGTATGACTGTAGCTCCAGTAGGAAGAAACGTCAGCTTGAAATTCGTTCTGTCGTACTTGTACTCCAAATCCATGCAGTGCAAGAGATCTCGAAGACGATTGAGAAAATCTACGCCTCTCGTTCTCGTAGCTTGTATGTCAGCGAGGACGACGTTCTTTCCGAGACTCAGGTCGATCGCTACCTGTAAGATCGCTCGCTTCGTCTTTCCGGTTCGACGTCCTACGTCTTTGAACTCAAACATTCCGCGTTCGCTGTATGCAGGAATTCCGCCTGTCATTTCTCCATCCGTTTCCATTATTCTTCCTCCTTGAATGTCACTGAGTCAGAGTTCTCGAATGTCTTTTCGAGTGCTCTGTCGAATGCTTGAGTGATCAAAGACGCACCGTTCTCGAAACGCTCTTTGTTCAACTCGGTAATGAAGTCGGCGAGAAACTGTTCTCTATTGCCGATTACAATACCTGTTGATTCTGGATGGAGCTCTGCTGCCTGTATCGTCAGATTATGACTGATCGTGATGATCGTATGATCTTTCGATACGAGCGTCGAAAGGTTGTCTGGAAACTGGTTTTGTGTACTCGACGCGTTGAGAATGTTCGCAGCTGTTATGCGCGTTGTTTCTGTCATGTCATACTTCCTCTAGAATGCTGAAGCCCGAATGCATCGAGATCTTCAGACGACGGTCGAATTCCATGTTCTTTTGTTCTTTCGGAACGATGCAGAACACGTTGGCATCAAGCTCAGAGAGAGCTTTCGAAACAGCGTCGAAGCC